GCACAGGCCAAACTTCAAACTGGTCATTCTCGTAGTGACGCCAGCGAACAACAGGTTCTGACTTGTTGCCTGCAATATCAGAGTCCTGGAAGTTGTATTGCTGCGGGCCAATGCCGTACTCCAGGTTATGCCAGATATCGCCATACTTTATGTGTGCCGATGAAATGTTATCAGGGTCTATATCGACACCGAAACTATAGTACCGCTGACTGGCAACGAGGTTGGTGTCTCGCTCTATGTAAGCAAAATCCCAATCGTGGTCAGCCCAAAGGCGCTGCTGGGTGCGACGTAGCAGGTGGTCATACTGGTCAATGGTATTGACCCCCATGCCCACGTTGGAGGATGCGCCGATCTCGGCGCGGAGCATTTCCCGCAGCTCAAGAAGGGTTGTTCCTCGGGCCATCTTAGTTATCCTTTAAGAGCTTGGACTTCTTTTCAACTACGGGAGCAGGAGCCTCGCCGCCGGCGATGCCGACTTCCGAGAAGGCGGTGACTAGGCGGGGCACTGGGCCCTGATAGATTTCTCGAACAATCTTACCATAGACCGAGATAAGACGTTCGATTTCTTCGGACTCCTTGACGTCGGAATCTTCAAATTCGCGAAAGCGAACAATAGAGTCGTTGCCGTGGATGGAACGGAGGATGGGCACTTCGGCTGCGGTGATGCGCTTTGGCACCGTGTTCAACATGTCCCCGTTGATTAGGATTTCAACATTAGCGGTTTGCATACATAGCAAGTGTCCCCGGCTTTTGGCCCTGCGCAACAACAAAAAGGGCCCCTCCGTTGCCAGAGGGGCCCTCGTATCGACTTAGACCGCTTAGACCGCGACGTAGATGCCAGAGCTGTTGAGGCGCTTGGCAACCGTACCGCCCGTCCACGTCATCGACTTATAGATGGCGTAAACGTTCTCCGGACGAGCCGGATTGTGGATCTTCTTGTCTTCACCTTCCATGACGTACAACTGCATGGCATCATTATCAATGATGTACGCATAGTTGGTACGGGTGGTTTCGCCAGCGGCATAACCAGGCACGGTGATGGAGTCAAGGGTCGGGTCATACATGAACTCACCAATACCCTGGAGGGAAATGGTGCCGATCTGGATGTCGAAGCCCTTGGAGAAGCCGGACTGGGTGTAGAGGCCCTTCGAGTGGATCTCCGCTTCAAGCTTCTGGAGGAAGCCCGAACCGCAGACAATCGTGCCAGGCTTACCGCCGAAGCGGGTCAACTGGCGGACTTCCGAACGAAGACCGTCGATAATGTTGGTTTGGCCAGCTGCGTAAGTAAACTTAGCAGCGCGGTTACGCCAAGCAGGCTGGAGAGCACGGTCAATACCGCCGGTGAAACCGGTAGCATTGAGATCCGCGCCGCCAGTGATTGCAGCATTAGGACGAATGTACTTCGAGATACCCGCAAAGATATTAGCGCTTTGCGTGCCGTCCAACCAGAGCATTTCGTTGAAGCCACGAGCCCAACCTTCCGCCATGTCATCCATCTTAGCCTTCAGAATGTTGGTCAAGACCGTGATATCGCGGTTGGAGTGCTTCGAGGTCGATTCGCCAGTGGCAGAATCGGTGACGGAGATACCGTCATGCTTCAATTCCGTGAAGGTCACGGAAAGGCCAGCATGCAACTCTGCCCACGGAAACTTGATGCGCTTCGTGTTGGCAGGATTTTGGTAGCTGACAGCTTGGTTGTGGGTGTAGCCCACGATGGAGGTCGTGTAGTCAAACACGATCGGGAGGTCGATATGACCCTTACCACCAGGGAAAGTCTGCTGGCGCTTCGTGAGAAGGTTGAGCAGGGGCTTGTTCTGGATGGTCTGGGCCATAGCGTCGCCCTTGACGTAGAAGTCGAGAGCGGAATTGGCGATGTTTTCAAGTTCGCCGACTGAGAAGGCCATAGTAGTTTATAGTTTTTTAAGGTTACTGAATAGCCATACGGATAGCGTCCTCGAGAGAACGTGGAACCGGTCTGGCGTTTGCGGACGACATGGAGCTGGTGGGGTTCCGGATGCCGATTGACCTACCAGAAAGCGGGCGGAGCCGCGCGTTGACGTCGCTCAAAGCCTTTTGGGCCAAAGCGACAGCTTCTTGCGGAGAACCTGGGTTCCCATTCTGGATAAGTACGGCTGCCCGTTCCATTACCATCTCGTATTTCTTGGACCAATCCGGATCTCTGGCCTTTTCCGTCGTTTCCCAATTCAACACGGCATCGTGGATCTGCTTTTGGCTGACCTCTTGTTGATGCTGTTGTTGACGTTCCATCTGCTCTTTTTGGCGAGTTTCGTTGAATTCTTGCTGCGCCTTGTAGCGGGCAAGTTCCTTTGCGGACTCGTTATCAATGAAGCCGTCATCGACTTTAGCTCTGATATCCTCTGGCAGTTCATCGCCTGAAAACTTTGCGAGTTTACTAGCGTGTTCTTTCAGAAGCTTATAAGCCTCAATCGGGTCATTCTTCATTAACGCCATGATGCCCATACCTTCGGCCATCTCTGCAGGAGTTAGGCCGTTGTTGGTCATGAAAGTAGTGATCTTGTCGTATTGCTCCGCCCTGGGTTTCAGGGTATCGCGCTCCGTGATCATTTCCTTCCAGCGTGGATGGTTGTGAAACGGCAGTTTTTCGGCCTGCTTGCTGGGGTCTACCTTCTGTTGGTTCGCGTCCTTGCTAGCAACATCGGCGTTTGTCCCTTCAGCAGATTCCGTCTGCTCCCCCTCGGTGGACGAGTCTGAGTCAGGCTTGCCCTTGTTGGCTACGTTTTTAACAACGTCCAATAGGGTGGCCTTCTTTTTAGCGTCCTTGTCGTCCGCAGACGACGATTCTGCGGAATTGTTAGCGTCTGTACTAGAGCCCTCGTTATCCTGAGACACATCAGGATAATTGCTCTCAACAGGCGCAGTTTCCTGCGTCTGGGTTAGGTTAGTGTTCTCGGCTGACGGAGCCGGGTCTGTCTCATTTAGCGTCTGTTGCACATCGGTATGTTTGTTCATGGTGGGAAAATGTCAATTACGGAGTTAGTTCTCCGTTGCTCGGCGTCATTTGACCGCCGGCCATTTCTTCGGGGCTTGCTGGATGACCACCCATTGGATGGCCTGGAGCGGCTGGACCTGGCTGCGGTTGGGCTTGCTTGCCTTCCTGTGCTACTTGCAGGCCAGCGTTATCCTTGGCAGCGTTCTGGGCAACGATGGACGGTAGCGAAGCCTTGATGGCGTCGGTCAAGTCAATGCTGTCATCCATGCGCTTAATGGCTTCCTTGGCCATCCAGGACGGATCAATGCCGGGGATCTGGATGAGCGTCGGAGCAAGGCGCTCAAAGTTAGCAATCTCGGCGGCCTTATTGGGGCGACCGCTGGAGCCCGCCTGTACCTCAAGAAGCAGGTTATCAGAGATTTCCTGAGCCGATAGGGTTGGCCAAGAGGCGCCTGGACCTGCTACTCGCTGGGCCGACATAGGGTCCATCATGGTTAGCAAAACTTGGCCGGCGCACTTGCTTAACTCGGTCAAGAACTCGTCTAGGTCGTCTACGTTTGAGCCCATGGCCGTTTGACGGCTGGATTCGGCTACGGAGACTTCCGTAGCGGTAGAACTGCCCGTACCGCCCATATTGGCCTCCTGGGAGCCAATGACGCGGTAGATATCTTCCATGTACATCGACACATCGTATAGTGAAGGGTCGATTGGGATGGGCATAACGGGCTGCAGCACGTCGCTTACCTTCTGGCCAGGCTGAATGGACTGAAGCTGGATAACCTCATTGGGCGACCGATCAATTAGCTTTCGCACGTCCGACTCGGACAAGGCGCCGATTGGAGTTACATAAAGCGGGCGGTTAGCGTTGCGGTGCTCGCGCAAGCGCTGGCGGGCAAGGTTGTATTCGCGCTGGATGGGCGTAAGCAGCCGAACGTCCGAAAGCGGGTAGATTTCCTTTTCGTTTTCAACTTCATTGAAGGTTAACGTAAAGAACGGCCAGAAACGCTTAATCTTAATGTCGGGGCAGCTGGGTTCTTCCAGGAACTCCGGGTAGCCGTCGGCAACGACGTACCGCATGCCATCGCGCTTGCTGTAGATTTCCCATATCCGAGCGAGGCCGCAGCAATCCTTGCCGTCCTTGTCGCTTTCAATCTTTTTAACCTGATCTTCGTGGCGAGTGTAAGTCTTGCCTAAATCAACGTTGTAGATTTCCTTAACCTCGTCAGTGGAAAGAATAAACTCTTGGGCAACCCAATCGGCACCAATGAAGCCCTTTATCTGCCGGCATTTAGGGTCTACGATGATGGACGTCGAAAGCGGGAAGTCAAAGACAAGGCCTTCGCTTACAATGTGGTCCTGCTTTTCGGACAGTTCCTTTAGGAGTATCTTGAGCTGTTCCGCGCGCGCGCTGTGTTCGTCAAAGATATCGTCTTGTTGATCGGCCATTAAACGCTCAAGGGTCTTCAATTCCTCTGTGGCGTCGGTAATCTTTTCAGTGTCTTCTGGGCGTTTTTCCATCATCCGATGGTAGCCAACCTTAACGTAGCCAACCCCGGTTACGCACACCCGGCGGACTAGTTGCTTCATCTGGGACTTAATATCTTGGTCCTCCATGAAGTGCTGGAAGATAATTTCTAACGTGCGAGCGACCTTTTCAATATTAGACCGCTTCGTCATGCCCTGGGCAACGTCATCCATTAGCGCGGTAGCCTGAGGATCAGGCATGCCGGTCTGCTGAATGGCAATTTGGTTGGCCGTTTGAGCAACTTGCAAGTCGGCTGCTTCTTCTGACCAGATTGCGAAATCCATGGTCTTGCGGCGCTTAGCAACTGCCTTTGGGTTCTTAGAGTAAAGCGAAGCAACCTTTTGCTTGATGTGGCTTTGCACAATATTGGCAACGTAGCGCTCGTCTTGCTCGGTCGGGTACGGCCACTGCTTGCCCATAAAAAAGTCCATGTCCTGCTTCATGGTCTTGTGAGAGCGTTCCCAATGTTTCTTTGCGCGAACTAATTTATCCTGCCATTCACCGACAAGGGCTCTGCTAGATCGCGTTTGGTCAGGGTCGGGTTTTCTGGTCACGCCAGACTTAGGCTTTTCTTGCCCAAAGGTTTCGGTAGGCTTACTTTCGATTGGTTCTTCGTTTTCCATTTGTGTAAAGTGTTACTAAGACCAAAAGCTTTTCAACCTGTTTTCCTTCCAGGTCATAGTTTTGCTGGCTTGCTTGACCCACTCAAGGGTTCCCCACTTAGGGCCTTCCTTGATAACTTCGGGTACCTGGGCGCCAACTTGGAAGTCTAAGCCCATGCCAATGTGGGCAAGGGTGTCCACAAAGTCGTCGTGTCTGGCTGCGGGAAACTTAAGCATTTCGTTTTGGGCGTCTCCCCACCAACTTGCAAACCTGGGGAAGAATACCTTACCCATGGCCATACGGCCACGAATAGCCTGCGCGCGGGTCTGCTTGTCCTTTACCGGCGTCACTTCCTCTATGGAGCAGTAAATCTTCTCCTCTTGCATGCGTTTCCTTAGAAACGGACCTATTGCCTTGGAAATGTGCCCTTTCTCGGCTCGCCAGTTTAGGGGCTTACGGCGCTTCATTATGTCCAGCATGGCGTCGCAAACCGTATCAGTTTGAGCCCTGCGCCAAAAGATATCGGGCAGCACCCAGATATTGTCTTCTTCGTCCACGCCGACGCACATTAGCACCGTTTTGTCGGCGTCTTGGGCAATCGATACAGCGTGGTCAGAAGCAGCATAAATCCTAATATTCTTCGGTATCTTATTGGGGCTATCATAGGTTTTGATCCAGTCCTTGCGGAAAAAGTCGCCGTCGTCAGGTGTAGGCTGGCCTTGGTATAAAGCCGAAAAGCCGCGCTCGTTGAGCCGCTTGATGTTAAGCAGTATGTCTATGGGGAACTGGGTTGGCCATAGCGCTTCCCCTGGCTTTCGCTTCATAGGGTCGTTTTCCACGGCTATGGCCGGTAGGGCTAGAATATGCCAATTCTCGGCTTCCTCTTTCCTGTAGCACGGGTTTCTGGGGTCCGTAAGACGGCCGATCAGGTCATCTTCATGCCATCTGGTCATAATGATTACCACTCGGCCACCAGGCATAAGTCGCGTCATGGCTGCTTCCGTGAACCAACTCCACATCTTGTCGCGCACGGATTTACTGTCGGCTTCTTCTCGGTCTTTAATTGGGTCGTCGATAACCAAAAGGTCTGCCCCTCGGCCAGTCAAACCACCCCCACGACCGACAAACTTCATTAACCCGCCTTCTTCGGTTTGGATTTTGTCCGCCGACGCACTACCCGCCCTGAGTTTACAGCCTGGGAAGACTTGAGAAAAGGCACTACTTCGCATAGTTTCGCGAACAGAGCGGCCAAAATCTTGTGCAAAGTCGTCATTGTAGGTGGAGAAGATGAGTTGTCGGTATGGATCCTTGCCCATAAACCAAGCAGGAAAGCGACGGCTTGCCAGCTCCGATTTGCCGTGGCGAGGTGGCATGGTGATTATTAGGCGCAACATACGCCCTGCTTCCACTTCCTCTAAGGCCGCAGCTATAACTTCGTGGTGCTTCGCCGGCCGATATTTGGACATGTCCGAGTTATCTGGATCCGACGGGTCCGGCATCGTGAACTGTGTAAAGTCCAGGAGGTTAGTCCTGGCTTTGCGCAACCTTAGCATGCGCTCGGCTGCAACTATCTGCTTCTGGATATCGTCCTGTTCCTCCATTATTGGGCTTCCTCGACGACTACAAACGGGCCAAGGTCAACAGGGGTCTGTGGTTCTGCAAATGTTATAACGCACTCCGCTTGGTTAAGCGTAGTTTCAAGAGCGTCCTGCCAAGTGTTTGGGAATAAATCCTTAACAAGAGGTGGCGGGTTCATAGACGCATCCAAG